TCAATCTTTAGACTGGACTAGCAAATTAGACCTAAGTAATGGATTTAATATTAACTACATAGATTCTTATAACAAATCTATTAGATTCGAATATAAGGAAGATAATGCTGATAAGTTAGTAAGTAGGTTTAACGAAGCTAAAGAGAATAGTTTAGGAGCTGGAGAAGTTGATTTAAGTGATAGATTCCCTCAAGGAGAGACAGTATTTGTAAATCCTTTATTCTCTGGAACTTTACATAATAGAGTTCAGCTAACTGATGGAGAGAATCTTTCTGATGAGGAAAAACATATTATCCCTTGTTTATGGAACAAGATAGGAGTAGATGGGCAGCCTTCAACTCCTACTTATAATTTTAATCCTAGAATATTGTATTATGATTATGTTGTGCAAACTGATTCTGATGGTAATACTATTCGGTGGCTTTTTGACCAAACTGCTGGAACTTCAATATACGATATTGATATAAGTCCTGAACAAAAATTACCTACTGGTTATTTTACGGATACAGTAGAAGGAACTAGCTTAGACCAAGAGCATCTACATTTTGAAGGAAATAATGGATTAATAGATAAGTATTATCAAGGAACATTAGGCTTAATGAATGAGGGAGTTAATGTTTCTGTTAGGTTTAATCTAACTAAGGAAGACATTCAAACTTTAGACTTATCTAAGCCTATATATTTATCAGCTCCTTCTCAAATAGCTGGTTATTATGTTATTAATTCAATAAATGATTATAAGCCAAGTGTGCTAGGAAGTACTGGAGTTACTTTAACGAAGATAGTTAATACTTCTCCAATAATAACTAAAGATAAATTTAAAGGAGATGTAGTAAAGTTGGGAGGTGGTAGAAGACAAATACCAGAAGATCTAACAATAGCTGATAGGAATGCATGGGAAGCAAGTTCTACAAATAGTAGTACATCTGATAAATACGTAGTTAATTATAATGATAGGGTTTCCAAGTCAACGGAATTTTTTAAGGATGATACTGGAGCAGAATTTGAGGCTAATATAGAGTTAGGAACAGATAGACATAAAGATAGTTTTGTTTTAAACAATGGATCTAAAAATGAGGCTACTCCTTTCTCTGGAAATATTGCTATGGGTACTGGAGTTGTTGCTGTTGGAAATGGTCAAACAGCTTTAGGAACATATAATACTCCTTCTACTACTGATAAATTAAGTATAGGAGCAGGAACTTCTGATGAGGAAAGATTAACAGCAATATCTGTTACTAATACTCAAAGAGTTCAAATTTATGGAGGAGAGACTTATATGGAGGATAGTAACGGTAATTTGGTTAATGTAATTACTGAGGTAGATGGACAATATGATAAAGTATATTTAAGTAAGGAATAATGGCAGAGAGAAAAATAAGTTTTAAGATTGAAGCTTTAGGAACAGATGAGGTTTCTAAGCAGATAGAAGGATTAGAAAAGGATATGATTAGCTTTGCTAATGAAAGGAAGAAACTCAGGAAAGAAGCTAAGGAGGGTAGAATATCAGAGGATGAACTAGCTAAAGGATTAGCTAATCTAAAGGTAAAACAACAGCAAGTAACAAAGGAACAAGCTAAACTAAGAAAGAGCTTCCTAGATGGTAGGAAAGTTGCTAATGGTTTATCTGGATCTTATAACGATCTTGTAACTCAGACTAATCTATTAAGACAAAGATTAAAAAATTTACCTAATGCTTTTGATGAAACCAATGAGGAAGCTAATGAGTTAAAAAAACAGATAGCAGAGAATACAGAGCAACTAAAGAAGTTTGATAAAGAAATAGGAGATAACTTTAGGAATGTAGGTAATTATTCAGATTCCATAAAAGAAGCTTTTGCTAATACCGGAATATTAGGAGATAAGATTCAAGCTGTTGGTAATTTCTATGAAAGAGCTACAAAGATATTTCATACTACTACTGGAGCTATTCAAGGGATGTCTAAGTCTAATCAAGTTGCTGCTTCATCTACTACGTTATTGTCTAAGGCTATGAAGGTTCTTAAATTGGCTTTAATTTCTACTGGAATTGGAGCTATTGTAGTAGCTTTAGGATCTGTTGTATCTTATTTATCTTCTACTACTGAGGGATCAGATAAGTTAAGTAAAGCTATGGCTGTTTTAGGTGGTGCTGTTGATGCTGTTTTAAAAACCTTCAACGATCTAGGAAGATTCTTGGTAAATGTTTGGAGTGATCCAAAAAAAGCTACTGATGAATTTGTTGAAAGTATTGGAGAGTTTGGAGATACAATAGAAAACTCAATAGAAAGATCTGTAAGAATTGCAGAGATAGAGATTAGAATGAGATCCCTTAATAGAGCTATTAAATTAAATAACCAAGATATAGAAGCTCAGATTTCATTATTAGAGATAGCTTCTGAGGATGCTACTACTGGCTTTAAAGATCAAGAGGATGCCTTAAATAAATTACTTCTAGCACAAAGAGAAAGAGCTAGATTAAATGTAGAACAAGGTCAGAAAGAAAGGGAATTAGCTCAAGCTAGATTGGCTCAAGCTATAACAACTGGTAAGGGAGTTGAAGAAGCTAGAGATGCTGAATTAGAGGTTGTAGCAAAACAGAAACAAGCTTTTATAGATCTTCAAATAACAGAAGCTAATATTGCTAAAACTAGAAGACAGTTAAAGCAGGACCAATTAGAACAAGATTTAGACTTCTTAATTGATGGTTTTGATAACCAAAAGACAATTAATGAAAGAATAATAGCTGATGAGACTAGAACAGAGGAAGAGAGAAGAGCTTTATTAGCTGAAACTAAAAGGCTTTCTGATATATCTTTTAATGAGCAAATTAAGGTATTACAAACAGCAACAAAAGAAAACATTGATGCTAATGATTTAATTAATACTAGTGATGCTAAATTATTAAATGAGAAAGCAAAAAGACTAGGGTTATCTGAAATACTTACTAAAAGATTACTGGAGATAGTTAGAGATAGAAAAACAGCTAACCTAGATTTAGCAGAAGCTGAAATTGATTTAGAAAAATCTGTAACTAAAACAAAAGAGGATGAGGCTAAAAACAGAGAGAAGATAGCTGATGATGAATATAAGAAAGAGGTTTCTGATGCAGAAGCTAGGACACAACTAATACAAGAGACAGCACAGAATGATCTTGATTTAATTAGAGAAGCATTAGAAGCTGAGAGAGATATTAAATTAAAGAATGATGAACTTACTGCTAATCAAAGATTATTAATTGAACAACAATACCAAAATCAAATTGATGGATTAAGATTAGAGGGATTATCTTCTGAGGAGGAATTAGCACAAAAAAGGAATGAGGTTTTATCTAGTAGCTTAGAAACTTTAACGGAATCTTTTGTAGGTTTTGCAGCAGATCAAGAATTAACTCTTAAAAACTTAGGTAAGACTGTTATATTAAGTGCATTAGATACAGCTCAAAGGTTAATTAATATTAAACTAGCAGAGATTACGGCACAATCTCTAGCTCAAGCTGATTCTGTTGCTACGTTCGGTGCTAGTGGTTTAGCTAGAGCTGCTATTTTAACTGGGTTAGTTAATGCTTCATTTTCTGCTGTTAAGGCTAAGGTTAGTAAATTTGAGCAAGGTGGTATGGTTAATGGTCCTTCTCATGCTAATGGTGGTGTTAAATTTGCTGTTGGTGGACAAGTTAATGAATTAGAAGGAGGAGAAGCTGTTATTAATAAGAGATCAACTTCAATGTTTAAACCTATTCTTTCTGCTTTGAATGTAGCTGGAGGAGGTAGGAAATTTGCAGAAGGTGGATTAATTAATGATGCTAGATTATCTAGTTTAGGAAATTTAGGATCTAATCCATTATCTTCAATAACAAGTATTAATTCTACCATATCTGATGATATAGTAAATAGAATAGGAGAAGCTGTTAAGGGTAATTTAAAGGTTACCAATGTGGTAACTGACACAGCAGATCAAATAAACAAAGTAAATAATATACAGAATGAAGCAAGTATTTAATTCAATCTATAATTTCTTTTTTGCTATATTGCAAGAAAAAGCTCCTTTAGAGGTTAGAATTAGTAGGAGAATTAGTTGTGATTTATGTCCATATAAAAAGGATGATTTCAAATTACTTAAAATTCGTCTATCTAATGTCCCTCAATGCGATATCTGTAAATGTCCAATAAAAAATAAGACAGCTTTTAAGTATAGCAAATGTCCTAAAGAACTATGGGAAGAATAGAAGATCATATAAATGAATTAAATGATTTACTTAATAACCTAGGTAGTAATCTTAGACCTAATCAAGAAGTATTATCTAGGTTATTTGAGCTTTATAAAGAATTAAATCCTAGAGAGAATCCTTGTTTTAGTTGTAGAGGAGATAGGATTAACGTAGTTAAATGGTTTAAATCTAAGGTATAATGGCAGATAGACCTATAACAATGTCAATAGTTCATGAGTTTATTGAAAGGCTAAAATCTAATACAGATGTAACTAGCCTAGAAGATATAATTGCTTACTGTATAAAAAACCAGATCATTCCTACATCCAAGTTAAGGAATTATATGATCGTTCAGGACTATTACGAATGGGGAAACTCAAGAGTTAAATTCTGCATTCAGATGGAGGAAAAGTACGATCTATCTGATTCTCAAATAAATAAAGTTATAACTCATTTTCAGAGAAAGCAATCAGAGGTAAGATTCTTAAAATAGGATAATTTTTAGTATATACTTATTTATCTATAGTTAGTATAATTACGTTATGGATAAATGGTTTAATTCAAATTTTAACGCTGGTCTAGGAGAGGTGAATATATTTGGAGAGATTGGTGGATTTGGCGTTTACGCTGATGAATTTATCTCTGAAGTTCAAAGTTTAGGAGCTACAAGATTAAGAGTTAATATATCTAGTTTAGGTGGAGATACAAATCAAGCTTTTCAGATCCACGATTTCTTAAAGTCTTTTAAAGGTAAGGTAACAGCTAGAGTAACTGGATTTACTGCTAGTGCTGGTACTTTAATTTCTATGGGAGCTGATGTTGTAGAGATGAGTGAGAATGCTTTATTCTTAATCCATAACTCATGGACTATGGAGATGGGTAATGCTGAGGAGATGAGAGATACAGCTGAGCAATTAGATACAGTAGATGATATACAAGTAAGAATATATAAAGCTAAAACTGGAATGTCCGATGAGGCTATTAGAAAACTAATGGCAGAAGAAAGATGGATGTCTCCAGAGGAAGCTAAAGAAAAAGGTTTTGTAGATAAGATTACTAGTGCTAGTGAGATTTCTGCTAAGTCTTTAGATGCGGTATATGCTAAGATTGATTCTAAGCAGTTACCTAATGCGAATTTTAATATTAAAAACACAAATGAAATGGCTGAAAAGACGATTTTAGAAACGATTAATGCTAAGTTCGAAGAGCTTAGTAATACTATCTCTGCTATGTTTGGAAAGAACGAAGAAGAGAAAGTAGAAACGATTGCTAAGGCAGATGCTGAGGAATTAGTAGCTAAAGCTAAGGCAGAACTTGAGACTGAGTATAAGTACGAGTTAAGCCAAAAAGAGGATGATATCAACGCAAAAGTAGAAGAGATTTCTGCTAAGATTGCTGAGGTAGAAACTCTTAATGCTAAGGTTACTGAGTTAGAAGCTGAGTTAGCAAAGGCGAAAGCCGACAAAGTAGAGACTCCTAAAGCTGAAGAGACTGCAAATGTAGAAACTCCAAAAGCTGCGGAAGCTCATAATTTAGATGTATTGGCTTCTAAATTCAAATTTTAAATTTTAAAAAAAGAAAATTAGATTACAATGGCAAACGTAATTACAAATGGAATTTCTCATACTTACGGTGGTAGAGAAATATTAGAGCCTATTTTTTATGCTCCTCAAGTAGAAGGAATTAATCCTTTCGCTGAGTATCAAATTTTAGATAACGTTAAGACAAGTGCTAACGTTTACATTCCTTCAAAGTTACAGAAAGTATTAAGAGCTGATACTGGATGCGGATTCTCTGCGGCTGGTTCAGTTGCTTTAAATGACAGAACAGTAACTCCTAAGAAGGTTAAGTTACAAGTTGAGATGTGCGAATCAGAGTTTGATTCTACTATCTTCGCTGAGTTAAGAAAATCTGGAGTTTCAAGAAATGACTTAACTGGAACTGTATTAGAGGAAATCATTAGAAACATGGTTGTAAACTCTATGAGAGAAGATATTCCTAAATTAGCTTGGAATGGTAAAGATGCTGATGCTGATGCTTTCTATGGTATTTTAGATGGATTCTTTGAAGTTATCTTAGCATCTACTGCTTCTTTAGCTCATATTGAAACAATGAGTACTCATGAAACTGCTGAGGTTTTAGATTCTGATGGAGCTTTAACAGCTTTAAGAAACATCTACGCTAATCAAGGTGCAGAGTTAGAGTCTATTCCAGATTCTCAAAAGAGATTCTATGTATCTCCTTCTGTTTACAATAACTTATTAACTTCTTTAGAGAATACTGGAGCTTCTGCTGGAATCGAAAGAGTTATGAGAGGTGAGCAAATGGGATTAACTTTTAGAGGAATTGAGTTAGTTAAAGAATATACTTGGACTGGTGCTTTAGCTGATACTTCTAATCCTCAAGATGGAGTTGTTTCTCCAAATGCTATCGTATTAACTATCCCTCAAAATTTAGTAATTGCTTCTGACGTTACTAATCCTGAGAGCGAAGTTATGTTCTGGTATGAGAAGAAAGATGAGAAGTATTACTTATCTGCTAAGTTCATGTTAGGAACACAAATTGTACATCCTGAGCTAATTGCTTTCGGATACTAGAATATTTAAGAGGGAGGATTAATTTCCTCCCTTATTTTTAAAAAAGTTTAATTTATATAAAATGGCTTTATCAACTGGAATTAATATCGGATGTACTGATGAGAACAGAAGAGGAGGTATCAAAACTCTTTGGATTACTGAAAGAGATAATGTAGATACTACTTCTGGATTCACTGCTGGATCTGATCATGATTATACTGCTGTTACAATGACTTCTACTGCTGTTAAGTTTTATAAGTTTGAGTTTGACTCATTCACTGGAGACTTTAACACAGAAGCAAGTGCTGAGAATGGTAGTAAAGTATTAGCTATCTCTGGGGATTTCAAAGTTCCTAAGCAAGAGAAAGTTAAAGCAAAAGTATTACAAGAGTTATTTAATACTTGTAAAGTAATCGTAGTTGCAGAGGACTTCAATCAGAAGTTTTTCGTTTACGGTTATGATGAATTTTTAGAGCATTCTGGAGCAATGATTGTAACTGTTTCTTCTGTAACTGGAAAAGGGTTACAAGATGAGAGTGGTTATACTATTGCTTTCGAAGGTCAAATGGCTGAGTTGCCTAGAGAGTTTACTGGGGATACAACTGATGCTACTAAATTTGAGCAATAAATACATTTTAGGGAGGTCTTATGATCTCCCTTTAATTTCATATCTTTACTTATGGCTAAGAATAGAAACACAATCAAACCTAATAGAATTAAATCTGGTATAGTTGCAAAAATTGCTGATCCAGTAGCTCCAAGAGAAACTGATAAGGATAAAGATTTCGTAGGGGATTGGGTTCAATATTTTAAGGATGATAATAATATCTTCCCTAATGATCTAGCCAAAAGAGCTAAAAGATCTAGTGTTCATAATGCTATATTAGAATCTAAATTAGTATTCACTTGTGGAGAGGGGTTAACTTTCGAGAGGAATGGTGAAGCTATTGATTTAGATACTGATGCTAGACTAAGAGATTATGTTACTAGTATAAACAATAAAGGAGAAAGCTTAGAAGATATATATAAGAGATGTGCCAAGGATCTTATTACGAT